AACTAGTCTCGCCCTGACCCTCAAGCCGTGCGCTCGCCAGTGATGACGGGCGCATAGACCGCTTTTCGCCCCCTGAAAGTTACCGGGAATACCCCAGACCCTACACTGGCGAAGCAATGGCTCATGGCGAACCATCGAAAAGACAGAGCGTCTACTAAACGTCTACGATTTGTCTTTGCGTAAGTGACTGAAACCATGACGATAAATCGCAAAATAGACGAAAAGACAAAAAGACACGCGGAACACTCTAATGTGTGTGGGCGTGCGCCTGTGCGTATCAAATTACCCCTGTCTTTTTGTCTATTTGTCTATTTCAAGGATTAGATAAATGAATACAGAGGGTTACGACAAGACAGACGATAGACAGCCGCAAGACGGTTCGGATATCGAGACCGATCAGGCGGAAAAACCCCAAGAATTCGGGGGTTTTTCTTCACCGGGCGGCGAGCCGGTGGCCGAGCTGATGCTGGATGCCGAGGATCCAGCGGAGCGGCGGCCTGGCGCGCCGAAAAAGCCGGCTCGAGCGCGCAAGGATGCGCTTCGAAACTACGCCGCCACCCTGGGCGCAGAGCCTGGCGAGCTCCTACTCGCGACAATCATGCAGGGCCTGGACAAGTATCTCGATGGTGGCGGCCACCTGGGCGACTGGATGGAAGCGCGCAGCGCGATGATGGCGACCAACCTGCATATGAAACGCAGCGAGGCCTTCAAGCTGCTGCAGAAGATGCTCGGCGACGCCATGCCCTACGTCCATCAGAAGCTGCCGCAGCTGGTCGATATCGAGGGCGGTGAGATCATGTTTGCGATGATGATGCCCGATGGCTCGATCCAGACGGGCGCAGCTGGCGGCTCAGGCGGCATGGATCTGCGGCCTGCCGATGTGCGCCAGATCGCATCGAATAACGATAAAAATCAGCATCAGTCGGACGATGATAGTCGGACAGAAGACGGAGAAAGCCAATGAATACGGGCCTATCAGCCAGCTCACGAGTAAACGAGCCCTTTACCAATCGTCCGAAGGGGGGCGGTCGCTCTCAGGCCGCGATCGCGCGACCGGCCCCCGAAAATCGCGCGCCGCGTTCTTGTATGACCGGAGCGCTTCACCGGGAGCGCGGCTCGAGGGCGAGGCCGCGGCGAGGTTTGGCCGGGTATCGCGCATTGCTTAGCTCAAGTGGGGTCTGGGGTTTGGGCGGTTTCGGCCGGCCTTTTCATACTTGCCAGCTCTCTAGGGTCGGGGGTCAGCGCTATGGTCGATAACGTTGATCAATACCTGCCGTTTGGGCAGGTCATGGAGGCCGCGGACTTCAAGATCACTGAGTGGTCGCCGCCTGGGCCTATGTCGCTGCAGTACGCGCAGAGCGATGCGAAGGTCCGGGGAATGATCGGGCCATTGGGATCGGGTAAAACCACGACGATGCTCGTGTCAGAAGTGTTCTGCGCGATACGGGCGCCGCGGTGTGTGGATGACGTGCGGCGCTATCGAGTTCTTTGTACCCGAGACAGTTATCGCCAACTGTACAAGACCGCCATTCCGTCTTGGCAGGAATATTTTCCGCCCACGATCGGCAGCTGGAGCGGCGGCCAAGACCGGCCGGCGGAACATGAGATCAAATTTATGGATGATTATGGACCGGCTGAATTCAAGATCGAGTTCGCTGCGATCCCTGACGGCTCCATTCGGGACTGGCTTGACGGGTATCAGGTGACATCGATCATCATGAACGCGATCAATTCGCATCCTCGCGAGGTTTACGACTTTGGTGTGCAGCGGATTGATCGTTTTCCGGCGCGGCGGAAACTTAAGCCGGGTTTTGTCAACGATGCGCATATCGGCTTCGACATGAACAAAGAGGATGTCGATCATTGGTGCTACGAAGAGTTCGTGCTCGGGTTTGATCCAGAGTTCATGCTGATCAAAGACTTCCCGTCTGGCCTAGATCCAGCGGCCGAGAACGCGCAGAACCTGCCAGAGGATTACTATGCGAACATCATCCGCACGCTAAAGTCGAAGCCGTGGTTGGTTAAAATCCTAGTCAAAAACAATTGGGGCGCCAGCCGATCGGGACAGCCTGTCTATCCTGAGTATGACGACGCGAAACATCTTGCTCGCGGGATCGATGGTCACCCAACCGATATTGATGCGGATCCTGGTCTCGAGCTCTGCATCGGTCTCGATGCGGGAACGGCAACAGGCGGCCGGCCTTCGGCCGTCTTTTTTCAAGTTGCAGCGCCTTTTCAGCTGCGTGTGATCGATGAGTTATATCTCGGGCGCTGCGGTCCGAACCGTTTCTTCGATGCTTTGCTTGCGAAGCTCGATGAACCGCACTTGCGCCCGGCGGCCTCTGACCTTCGTGTCTGGGTGGATCCGTCCGCCTTCTATGGTCATGATGAGGAAAGCGATGAGGAAACCTGGATCGATGTCGGCGAGGCTAAGCTTGATGTCGATTTCGAAGAGCCAGAGAGTAACGAGCTCGAGGGCTTCCGTCTCGAAACAATTCGTGTCTGTCTTAATGGGCATGAGGGCAGCCAGTGGATGCTCGTCCTCTCAAAACGCTGTAAGATGCTGCGCCGCGGGTTCAATTCTGGATATCGCTATAAGCGTCACGAGAAACGCGGCGAAACCCGCGAGGATCCCAAGCCAGATAAAAACGACGAAAGCCATCCGCACGACGCTCTGCAGCATGGCGCAACGGGATATTTTGGGCGATCGCTGGTCACCAATACCGGGCGCGCTCTGGGTGGCCGCTCTGGTCCGAAGAATTTCGGCGGTCTGCTGACCGGTGACTTCGATGTCTTCAGTTGATTGGATTTTGAGAAAGGGCGACGTCTCCGACGTCGTCGCATTAGCGGGGCCGCTAAAGCGGCGGCGGGCGCTGTTTATGGTGAAACAAGCCCGCGAGAGTGAGCTCTTTACGGTCGAGGATCCAAATAGCGGACGCCTGCTGGTCGCAGGCGGCTTTTGGCCGTGGCCGGACGATCACCCGTATGACGAAGCCTGGATGCTGACCAACCAGGCCGTCGAGCTCCCAGCGCGGATCATGATCCAGGCCTGTCTGACCGTGCTCGAGGCGCGGCCGGAGCATCGCGCTGTCGTTGCTAGCATCCGGATCGATAAGCCGGCGCACATGCGGTTTGCGCAATTCCTCGGGTTTGAAAGTTACCACTTGCCCGTGATCCCTATCCTGCGCCGCGAATGTCAATTGATGGTCTGGAGGCCCTAACATGTCAGGCATCTTTGGCGGCCCCAAGCGAGATAAGGCACTTGAGGCCATGCAAGCAAGGCAGCAGCAATCGGCCAATCGAGAGCGCGCAGAGCTTGAAGAAGACAAGGCGCGCGTCGCCAATTCTGGGCGGACGGCCCGTCGCGGCAGAGCTAGCCTGCGCTCGCGCCGGTCTGGTGGTCTAAAGATCGCACTCGGGGGCTGATATGGCGCGAGCCCCAAGCAAAGAGCACAATAAGCGGCTACCCGGCAAAGACCTGCTGTCTCGTCACAAAAAGAAAATCAACGATGTCTCTGGCAACTGGCAGAAGCATTATGACGATATCCGCGATTTCGCTCAGCCGTATCGCCAGCCTGTCCTTAAGGGCGATGCCAAAGGCCGCTCGCGCACTACGAAGGTCTATGACTCGACGGCAGTTGTGTCTGCCTGGCGCGGAGCCCATAAGCTTCGCTCAACCCTGACGCCAGATTTCAAAGAGTTCTTTGCGCTTTCACCTGGCCCCATGGTCACCGATCCGGATGATCGCCAAAGCCTCAAGCGATTGCTGGACGGGATCAGTAAGATCGCTGTCATGGTGTTCAATCAGGGTGATTTCAGCGCCGCGGCGGATGAGTTCTATCAAGACCTCTATGCCGGCGACGCGCACATGCTCGTTCTGCGCGGTAACGGTCTCGACAATCTCGTCGATTTTATCGCACTGCCGGCGCAGTCCGTTCACACCGAGGATGACAGCGCCGGCCGCCGTAAGCGTTGGATGTTTCTCGAACTGATTGAGGTTGGGAACATCACCGAGCGGTGGCCAGAGGCCAAGCTAACTCAGCGCCTACAGCGCCTGAACCGCGCTCACAATGGCGCAAAAGAAGTCGAGATCACGATCGCTTGTAGCCGCCAGGCGCGCACGGATCCAAACTTGCCGCCGCAATACGATTTGCAGGTGCTCGATCACGAGACCGGTGAAGAAATCTGGCACGAAGAGTTGCGCACAAGCTGCTTTGTCTCTGGTCGGTTCTTCAAAGTACCGGGCGAAACACGTGGCCGCGGGCCTTTGATGTTAGCCTTGCCGCACATCAAAACTCTCAACAAAGCGGTCGAGCTCCAGCTCAAGGCCGCTGCGTTCGCGGTGCTCGGCGCCTGGATGACCAATGATGACGGCGTCTACAATCCTCGCACGTCTGTCTTGACGCCGGGCGGAATGCTCAAGGTTAAATCGACTGGCGGCCGTCGCGGCGCCTCGATCGCTGATCTTGGTCTTCCGAAACAGTTCGATGTTGCTCAGCTCGTCTCGAACGAAATGCGGATGCAGATCCGCGAGATGTTACTCGATCAGCAATTGCCGCCCGAGGAAGGCGCCGTTCGCTCGCCGACTGAAATCATCGCCCGATTGCGCCGGCTCACCGATGATATTCAGGGCGCGTTCGGCCGGATGTATCGCGAGATCCTGATCCCGCTTGTTCAGCGGGTTTTGGACATCCTGGATCAATGGGATTTGCTGCCAACTCTGCCGCAAGTCGATAATTTGTTTGTGTCGCTGCAGATCTTGTCACCGCTCGCGGAGGGCCAAGCGCTTGAGGAAGCGGAGCGCGCGACGCGCTGGCTCGCAACTGCGCTCGAGATCTTGGGGCCTGAGCAAATCGACCTTGTTGCGGATCGCACAAAGGCGGCCGTCTATCTGCATGAGGTCATGGGCGCTCCCAATGAGGTGATCCAACCCCCTGATCAACGCAAACAAAACATCGAAAACGCGCGCGCTTTGGCGGAGCAAGCCGTAACCGCACAAGTCAACGCCGCCGCAGAAGGACAAGACAATGGACCAACAGGAACTGAGGCCGAACCAAGCGCTGGATAGTATGCTCGATATTGCTCGAGAGATGTTCAGCGAGGATGCCGCCGAAGAAGCAGAAAAATTTCAAGAGCACGTTCGCGAACGGCGGCGGGCAGATCTCAAACTTGCGAAGCAAATCAAGCAGACCTTTGCCTCTAAACACGGCCAGGCCACGCTCGATTGGCTCATGGATATGACCGTGCGTCGGCAGCATCCTGATCTTGAGGAGCTGCTTTCTGAGAAGCCCGAAAACAGAACCTTACTCCAGGGCGCCCGCGCGGGCGCGAATGATATCGTTTTTCTAATTGCTGATGCAATCAACCAAGCAAACTCTGCAGAAGGAACTGACTGACATGTTTCGAAAAAACTATAAATGGTATCTCATGGCCGAAACGGCCGTCTCCCCTTTGCTGTGCTTCGCCGAAGGCGATGGCGGCGGTGAGGGCGGCGGCCCTGGCGAAGGCGGCGAGGGCGCCGGTGGCGGCGAAGGCGGTGGCGATAGCCTTGGCGAGCGCATGAAGAAAGCCGGCGGCGAAGGTGGAGAAGGCGGCTCTGGCGAAGGTGGCGAGGGCGGCAACAAAGAAACACCACCCCCAAAAGACGGCAAATTCGACATGGCGCTACTGCCAGAAAACCTGCGCGCCGATAGTGCTGATGAAGCGCTTCCCAAGCTTTGGGAGAAACTTCGCGAATATGACGACGCGAATGTCGCCAAAGGCAAGGTGCCAGAGCGTGCTGAAGACTATCAGCTAAAGCTCGAGGGCAAGACTGCCGAAGCCTTCCCAAACATCGAAAATGATCCTGCAGTGGGCGTGCTTCGAAAGTGGGCGCTAAAGCAGGGCATGGGCGCCTCTGAATTCCAAAACGGAATGAGCGAGCTGCTGAAAGATTTGGCTGATGCCGACATCATCGATGCGCCGCTCGATCTCGATAAAGAGGTTGAGGCGCTCGGCGAAGATGGGCCTAAGCTCTACAAGCAAGCTGAGCAATATATGGATCTGATGAAGACAAAGCTTGTGGGCCTGAAGGGCGAGGAAGCGGATCAAATGAAAGATGTTGTCGCTGAGCTCGATCTTCATTTGATGACTGCTTCCGGTGTCAAAGTCCTGAATTGGATCTCGACGCTGACCAAAGAGACCGGGACTGGTGCGCCCGGCGAAGGGCTCGGCTCAGGCGCCCCAACCAAGGAAAGCGTTCGTGAGCGTCGCCGCGACCCGCGAAACAGCTCGACCAGTCCAAAATATGATCCAGAGTTCCGTCGCCGCACGGATGAAATGGCCAAACAAGTCTCTGGTTCTTAGGTCGAAAGTTACCACGAATACGCTCCGCGTAGTTTGCTCCCGGTCTGGCCCTGCCGGATCGGGAGCCGCGAAGGTTTGTTGAAATGTCCTTCTGCGGCCGACGCGCTCCCGCACAAACGAACTGACGGAGTTTTATCATGAGCGGGGCAAACCCAACTTTTCCAGAGTGGATGCAGACCGAGTGGGATGACGCGATCATCCACATGTATCAAGATCAAGGCGGCCGGGTCGCGAACACGGTGCGCCGTAAAGTCGTCCAAGACGCCAAAGATATGATTTTCCGAACCATCGGAAAGATCACGGTCGAGCCGATCACCGGCGAAGGCAAGCGGAAACGCTCAGGCGCCAAGCGCCAAAAAATCACGCTGACCCCGGAGGCGGTCGGCACCCTGCTCGAGGTCAAAGAAGCCAACATGCTTCGCCTCACGCCTGAAGATCGCGACCATCAGCAAATGGAGGCTTACAAGGCTTTCTCTCGTGATCTCGATGATGTTGTCGTTGAGGCCATGGATGACGGCGCAAAAGACTACGGGCTTGGCGGCGACGGCACGACCGATTTCATGTCACCTGTCCTGGTGGATTACATCTGGGAAGAGATGAACGGCCAAGGCATCTATCAGGGCGAAGAGGAAGTCTATTGCCTGATCGATAGCCGGATGCATTCGCAGCTGAAGCGTTTCAAGGAATACGCAAGTGCCGACTATACCGGCCGTGCGCTGCCGTTCCAATCGCGCGGTAAATCCTGGAACGATATCCACTGGATCCCATTCTCACGTCTGCCAAAGCGTGACGTATCGGGGCGCAATATCTGCACCGGCTTTGCCTACACGCACGAAAGTGTCGGCTTGGGCATCCTGCAGCAACAGCGCACGATCTGGAGCTGGGAGAACGAAGAAGATCTCTGGCTCGGCAATATGAAAGCCGAGCGGGACTCCGTCCAGCTTATCGAAAACGGTGTCTTCAAGTTCGATGTCAACGTGGACATCAAGCCTGAGGCCATTGATCCGGAGGCCTACACGGTCGCCTAAACCCCTAAGCCCATAGGAGCACACACATGGGATTGAAGAAAGCACCAACCCGCATCGCCAGTGGCGCCTATGATGGCGAGCTTTGCTACGGCGTCTTTCAGGGCATCACAGATGATGCAGTGGCTGCGGTCGAAACGAACGGCTATCTCGATGAGCATGCCGACAGCTTCACCGAAGGCGTTGGCGATATCATCCATATCGTCATCGATAAGGATGGAACGCCAGCACTGAAGACGTATCTCGTCACCCGCACGGCTGGCGACATCGCGCTGACAGCGTCATCGTAATACCCGAGAGGGGGTGGTGTCGCTCCCGATACATCAGCGGATGCCAAAAGGGCGACGTGTCGGCACCGGCGCGTCGCCCGATTTGATTTGAGAGGGCAGAATGTCAGATCCAGCAACCCAAGAAAGCGTCCGGATTTACAATGACGCAATGGATGAAATTGGCGCGAACCGCATTGACGCGTTCGGCGAAGACACGCCAAGCGCTAGCGTCGCACAGGGAGTCTTTACTCGAGTGTCGCGCTTCATGCTGAGCCTCTACCCTTGGAGCTGGCAGACCGCGCGCGTCCCGCTTTCCCAACTCGCGACCAAGCCTGAGAGTGCATATGACTATGTCTATGACTTGCCGGGCAATTCGGAATTGTTGGCAGTCTATGACGATCGCGAAAGCGATTATCCGTTCAAGAATTACCGCCTGATCGGGAGCCGAGTGCATTCAGATGCCGATGAGCTCTACGCAGACGTCAAGTCTCGCGACGTTCTGTTTGGGATCACAAATTGGAATGAGACATTCAAAACCGCCCTGTCGAAAGCGATCGGCGCCGATCGGTGCATCAAGGCTGGCGGCACGCGCACCTTGAAGGAAATGCTCAGAAACGAGGCGCAAGGCGATCCGACCACGTATCCGCGCGGCGGTCTCATCCAGGCAGCCGCTGAAGAAGATGGTCAGCAAGCGCCTGGCGGCACCCTGCACCTGGCGAACGGCCCATTAATTGATGCGAGGCGATAGGATCGATGCGTCTCGATGATATCCAATATCTGCTAAATGGCGGCATCTATAGCCCCAAGCTCGCCGAGCGCGAGGATACCGAAGGCTATTATGCGGCTGTGCGCGACATGCTCAACATGCGGCCGGAGCCCGAGGGCGGCGCGTCTGCACGCGGCGGCTATATGATGCGCGAGCAGATCCGCGGCACCTTGGTTGAGATAGATCTCGCCGCGGCTGTCATCACCGGCGGTACCGGTGTCACGATCGGCGAGGTTGGGTCGCCTGTGACCTATCCTGACTATCCGTTTGATCCAGGTGACTATCCAGATTTCGACATCGACTTTCCGGGGCGCTTCTAATGACACAAACCGGCCCAATCAACTTTCCTTCATTGCCTGCCGGCACAGATCTCGAGCTCGTGACAATCGATCTAGGGTCAGCGAAACCTATCGCTGCGATCGATCTTTATGATTGTGTCGTTTCCGGATCCGGCACTTGCGCGCTGCAGCTTTATGGCTCGAATGATGGTGTGCTCTTCGATCCGCTTGGTGTCGGCGCGTCTGTCTATCAAACAGCGCGCCATGTGCGCGTCGCGGCCGCGCCTTCTCAGGTCGCGGACTTCCGCTATGTGCGGATCAATATCGTGGACACTGCCGCGGTCACGGGCGAAACGTTGAGCGCTAGCGCTGCGACGGTGCTCGAGCAAGAAGCGCCAACCGACCAGGTTCGGTTTTGGCCGTTCAGCGGCGCAGAGGATCGCGCCTATATGCTCGTTTTAACTGGCCGCAATGCGGACGTGTTTCGAGACGGCCGATATGTGGCCAGCGTTCCCCTGCCCCACAATGCCAGCCAGATCCTGCGCCTTCGTCGCGACAAGCGCCTCGACACGGCGATTGCTTGGCACGAAAACGTGCCACCGCATCGCGTGTTTCGAGATGGCGACGACTTTTCTTGGATCAGCGCGCCGGCGGTTTTTGAAAACTTGCCTGACGTGCAGTTTGATGGCGAGACCTATTCGAACGGTAAGAACGAAATTCAGCGGATCAACTTTCGCGACTTCGATCAAAACGACACATTCAACATCTTACTCGATGGTGAGCGGACAAGCTCAATCAGCATTCCCGATCAATACAACGGCATTGAGGGCAACGTAAAAACCGCGCTCGAGGCTTTGCCTAATCTTGGTTCTGGCCAAACAATTGTGACCCGTTCCGGAACGCGCGAGGTCACAATAGAATTTGTCGGCGCAGCCGGCCAAATCGATTGGCCCGAAATGTTTGTAACCGTGGTCGACAGCGCTACCGGCATCGCAACCGTCTCGACCGTTCGCGAGGGCGAGGAAGGCGGCGAGCCGATTGCTAGTGAGGCTCGGGGTTATTTCCGCTGCGGCCTGTTTTGGAGCGGCCGCACCAATCAATTCGGCGCAAAAGAATTGCCGCTCAATGCGATCGCGAGCGCTTACGGTCAGTATTTCGACTTTAACCAGGGCAGCAATCGCGCCACCGATGGTCTCGAGTACGTCATCGATGGTCAAGATGATGATGGCGTGCGCGCCGCCCTTAAGGCGCGTTATCCGCTGCTCTTCACGACATCTGGCGTCTACTACATCCCGGTTGATGCGCTTGATGGTGAAGTGCCGCCTGGCGCGATCGAGGCCACCAATTACGGATTTGAAGATATCATTCAACCGATGCGGTTTGATGGCTCGGCCGTTTATGTTCAGCAAGGCGGCAACATTGTCCGCGAGCTGTATTGGCAGGGCGGAAATGTTGGCCAGGGCGGCGGTTGGCTTACCACGGATCTCTCGCTTCGTGCGTCGCATTTGATCATCTCTCCAATCGATGCGTGCGTGCGCGAGGCTGGTCGCCTTAACCAGACAAATGTGTTGTTCATTGTCTGCGGAAACGGTGAAGCGGCGACGCTGACGAGCCTAGAGGAACAATCAGTCCGGGGCTGGGCGCGCGACAACACGCCAAACGGTAAAATCCTGGCGGCCGGCGCCGACAAGCTCGGCCGGGTCTACTATGCGATCCGACGCGAGATTGACGGCAATGTCGCCTATACGATCGAGACCGAAGAAAGCGATCGCTATCTCGATGGCAGCGTGCAGAAAACCGTGATCAACTCGAACATCGTTGACGGGCTCGAGCACTTAGAGGGCCATGATGTGCTCTTACTCGAACTCGATGAATTGCTGGGCCCCTTCAAAGTGGAAGCTGGGCAAGTTGTTTTACCCGAAGAGAAGACGGGAAAATATGAAGTCGGCACGTTTTACGACGCCTGGGCGCAGATGCTCGATCTTCGAAATTCGCCAGACGGCAAAAGCTTGGCAAATCGCAAAAAGCTCATTCATCGCGTCGAGGCTAAAGTGCTTGATAGCCTGGCACCGCGCATCGAGCACAATGGCAAAGATTGGCCGCTGCAGCCCTCTGATGAGGAAGTGCTGACGGATGTTACCGTCGCCGCCGAGTTGCGGCGCTATAGCGCCTACCTCGAGGTCGAAGGCCTACAGGGTCATACGCGCGATGTTGATTTCAAGCTCAAGAGATCCGCGCCGGGGCCATTCCACATTTTATCAATCAAGGTCGCAGCGTCGATCCAATAGGAGGCAAGCCATGGAAGTATTGATTGCAAGCGGTGCGGCCCTGATGGGCGGGGCCACGGCCGCCGGCAGCACCATCGCCGGCGCCAGTGCAACACTTGGCAGCGCGCTCGGCTTGGGCGGCACTGCAGCCGGCGCCACGGGTGCGGCCGCGACGGCCGGAGGCGCCGCGGCGGGATCCTCGAGCGCGCTTGCGCTTTTGCAGGGCGGCGCAAATGCGCTTTCGGCCTTCGGCACATTGGCGTCTGGTCTCGCTACAAAGCGGGCATCCGACCAGCGGGCTGCCGATGAGGAAGTCGCCGCTCGCCAAGAGCAAATCATCGGCCTTCAAGAAGGCAATGACATCCTGGATAATGCGATCAGCACCCTGGCGCGTCAGCGAATCACGATCGGCGCCAGCGGAGTTGATGCCTTTAGCGGGACGGCAGAGGGCCGGATCCGCGAAGGCGTTTCCGACACCGAAGAAAACCTGCGTCTGACCGGCGACAATGCGTCTATCCGTGCCCTCCGCCGCCGGCGGACGGCGCGAAGTCTGAGGCGCAGTGGCCGTGCTGGTCTTATCGGGGCTGGCTTCCAGGCCGGGGCGCAAGGTCTCAACGCGGCGGCAAAGTTTCGTGAGGTCGCGTAATGGTTAGAACAGGGCCTACAATTCCGCAGATCAATACGCGCGTCCGATCCGAACAGATTGCAGCGATGCCGGTTGAAGATCAATCTAGCGCGTTTCGCCAAGTGAGT